CATGCGCGGTCTGCCTCTTCACATCTGACCTCCTTGCCCATCCCTGCCAGTGGCTGGCATGTTTTCTTTTTTTGACCGCGAATAGATTGCGAAAAGCCCGAACCCATTCGAGGAGCCTTCGCAATGTCAGAAGAGAGTCAGGCCCGTGCCAGCCGGCGCGCCCCTGAGACCGAGGTCTCGGTCGATTTATCCGAGAGCGATCCGAACAAAGCGGTGACCCGCCGCTCGAAGCCTGCGAACGATATCGCCGCCGGCGTCCGGGACAACGAGGACGGCAAGCGCTACTCACCCTCCGAGCGCAAGATGTTCACGCGGATGACCAATCTGCAGAAGAACTTGACCCGTCAGTTCGATCAGAAGTTGGCCGACCAAGAGGCCCGCCACCAGCAAGAGCTCACCGAGATCAAAAAGCGCTACGAGGGCGTCTCCGTCGAGCGCGGGAGCGATCAGGAGGCGGCCACCGCTCATGAGAAGGCCATGAAGGCCTTGGAGGAGCAGCTCGCCGCCGCAAATGAGAAGGGCGATTCCGTGGCCGCCGCTCGCATCACCGCCGAGATGATCAAGGCGGATGGTGCTTACCACGCGAAGCTCTCTGGCTCCCGGCAGCGTGCCGATACGGCGGCCCCGGGAACGGCCCAAGGCCAGACCCCGCAGGCGCGAAAGCCCGCGGCCACGGGTCCCACCCCAGCCGGCTCGCGCTTCATCCTCGCGAACGAGGATTGGTGGGAAGACCCCGATTTTGAGATCGAGAAGCAGGCCGCGAGCGCGCTCTACATCAAGCTCGTGAACGAGGAGGGCTTCGACAACAACTCCGATGAGACCTTCAAAGAGGTCGCGAGGCGCTTGAAGGATAAATTCAAGGACCTACCCGTCGTCGCAGGCCGGCGCCGCGGCGGGGACGAGGAGGAGCCTGACGCGGAGGTCGAAGAGGGCCGTGACCGTGGCGAAGGCCGCCGGCGAGCTCCCACCGGCAACATGCAGGACCGGGGCTCTGCGCAGGGACAGCGCAACAACGGCAGCCGCCGCATTCTCACCGAACAAGAGCGCAAGACCATGATCTCCGTCAATTTGAACCCTGACAATGACCGGGATTTGGTCCAGTTCCTGCGGGAAGCCTCGGCGATGGAGGCCTCCGCATGAGCGTCATCGAAGTAGGCTGCGCCCCCGGCGCCGGCGATATCCGCGAGATGAAGGTGCAACGCGAGGCCAAGAAGCCCGCGATCGCGAGGCAGCGCGCCGAGAGCCGCGCCAAGGGGGCCGGCAATGCGCACGCGGTCGACCGCGGCCATGGCCCCTCGGTCAACCAGCAGGCGAAGTCCGCCCACAAGGTCGTCACCGTCGATACCGGTGCGCAGCGCTCCTGGCGCCGCGCGTACTCGCTCCCCTCCTTTCCGGATCCCCCGGGGTACTCGTACTGCTATATCGCGCGCCACAAGCGCCGGCATGGCGATGATGCGGGGCTCCTCGCCTCCTTGCGCGAGGGCTGGCAGTTCGTCAAGCCCGAGGAGATCGACGAGGACGACCTACCCGTCGAGACCTTCACCGGGCGCCTCGCGAAGTACGGCGAGGTCATCGGGGATGAGACCACCATCCTCATGAAGCTCCCCGACTACATGAAGGCGCAGCGCGATGCCCACTACAACGGCAACCGCGACCGGGCGACGAAACAGGTCACGAAGAAAAATCCGGGGCTCGATGTCGCGAGCCCGGCGATGCCGTTGGTCGAAGACCGCAACGAGGTGAGCCACAGCTTTGACCGGATGCGCGCAAGACGCCCCCGGGGCGATGCCGGGGCGGATGCGTGAAAGCCACCCACTTCAACCATTTAAGAGGAAGAGCGATCTATGGCAACTCCAGCCAACATCAATAACCCGTCCGGGTTCACGCCCGTGAAGCACATGGCGGGAGGTACCCCGAACCGGACGAACACCTCGGGCGACTATTCGATCGCCGGCGCCTTGGCCTCCAACATCTACCGCGGAAGCCTGGTCAAGCCGACCGGCACCGGCAACAACATCGATGTGGTCGCTGCGGGTGCGAACCCGTCCTTGGGCTCCTTCAAGGGCTGCAACTACGTCGATGCGGGCGGAAGCGTCCAGTTTCGTCCCTACTGGGGCTCAGGACAGACGACCGTCACGGGCTCGACCGTGGAAGCGTTGGTCTGGGATGACCCGGAGCTTCTTTTCGATGCCCAGGTCTCCGGAACCGCAGGCCTCGCCAACACGAACATCGGCAACACCGCGAACGTCGTGATCGGCACGGGCTCGACCCTGACGGGTAACAGCGCGGACATGGTGGATCAGTCGACCCTCTCGAACTCATCGACCACGCAGCAGTTGCAGATCCAGTCGCTGCGCCAATTGACCAACAACAACTACGGCCAGTACGCCCGCGCGTTGGTGACGATCTTCCTGCACTACAAGGGCGCGGTCGCCGGCGCCGGCGTCGTCTACTAATCCAGTCGCTTCAACGACTTAAAAACGGAGTAAGCAATGGCAATTTTACGAAGCGACGAACGCAAACAGCTCCAGCTCGGCCTAAATGCCGTGGTGGGCCTGGCCTACAACGAGTACCCGGACCTCTGGCCGGATATCTTCGTCGAGTCCCCGTCCGAGAAAGCGTACGAGGAAGACGTGATGATGGCGGGCACCGGGCCCGGACAGACCAAGCCCGAAGGCTCGGCCATCGAGTACGACGACATGTACGAGACCTTCGTGTCGCGCTACCAGCACGCGACCATCGTCAAGGCGGTCGCGATCACGGAGGAAGCGGTCGAGGACAACCTGTACCTGACCATGGGCTCGCAGATCGCCCGCTCCATGGGCCGCTCGATGAAGTACTCGAAGGAGTTGAACAGGACCAACATCTTAAACTACGGCTTCGCGAGCACGAACCCGGGCGGCGATGGCGTGCCGCTCTTCTCGACCGCGCACCCCTTGGGCGGTGGGGGCGTGCTTTCGAACATGCTCGCGACCTCCGCGCAGCTCTCCGAGGCCGCCTTGGAGCAGATCTCCATCCAGATCGCCGAGTGGACGGATGAGCGCTCCATCCCGGTGCGCGCGATGATCAAGAAGCTCGTCATCCCGACAGAGCTCCAGTACATCGCCGCGCGGCTCCTGATGACCCCGTACCAGCCGGACACCGGGGACAACAACATCAATGCCCTCTTCAAGTTGGGCACCATCCGGGACGGCTTCTCGGTCAATCGGTACCTCTCATCGCCCACCCAGTGGTACCTGATCACGGATGTGCCGGATGGCCTTCGCGCGTTCAACCGCCGGAGCCTGAAGAAGGGCCTCGAGGGCGACTTCGAGACCGGGAACCTTCGGTACAAGATTTCCGAGCGCTACAGCCAGGGGTGGACCAACCCCCGCGGGGCGGCAGCGTCCGGCAACTAGGCTAAACCAGCGACGAGTGCCACCCCTCGCCGGCGCGGCTGGGGTGGCCAAACTTGACAGGAGTGCCCGAACGCCGGGCTGCTCGAGGAGCTTCGAATGTCACGACAACTCTATTCCCGCGCGAACCAGACCTTCTATGGCCGCGCCTCCATCGGCAACTACCAGACCGGCAAGCCCGGCCATGAGTGCCACAACCTCTTTCGCTTCCGCCCGACGGGCAACCGCGCCGCGACCGCAAGCGCCGCGATCGCCGCGGGCGCGACTTCCTTAACGCTCTCGGCCAACTGGGCTGGGGCTTCCGGGATCTACCCGATCACCTTCTCCGATGGCGAGGTGCTCAACGGCATCTTCACTAACGGCGCGACCACGTGTCCGTTCCTGCCGAATACCTTCCCACAGGAGATCACTTCCACCGGGCCCTATGGCGGCTCAGGCGCCTTGGTCAATGCGGTCACCTCCGCGATCACGGTGGGTGGCCAGCCCCCGGTCGTCGGGGTCTCGAACTTCTACTCGGTGTCGGCCTCGATCGCCGCCGCCGGTACCGCGGTCTTGGCGGCCACGACCCCGGATGTGACCCGAAACGTGGTCGGCGCCTGGACGACCTCGAGCACCGTCACCGTCGCAGGTCTTGACATGTACGGGTATCCGCAAACCGAAGCGCAGACGGGAACGGCCTTCACCGGCAAGAAGACCTTCTCCCAGATCATCTCGATCACGAGCTCGGCCTCCATCACCGCGGCGACCTTCGGCACGGGGAACGTCTTGGGGCTCCCCTTCAACACGCACTCGGGCGACATCTTGGCGATGACATTCAACGATGCGGCGGACGCCTCGACCTTTGTGGTGGCCGATGTCACCTCCCCCGCGACCACCTCCACCGGCGATGTGCGGGGGACCGTGACGCCGGCGGGAACCTTGAATGGGGCGAAGTTCTATTCGTGCTTGCTCAAGCCCGTGGATCCCTCGACCCAGTTCGGGACCTTCGGCGTGCCACCGGTCTGATGCCCTGTGGCTAACTTCATGAACCGCCAGGGCATGCGACCGTCGCTTCCGACCTTTCGCACGCCAAACGGCCTGACCAACGCCGCCCCGGGGGTGGGAGCTCCTGCGCGCTCGCCGATCCTCACCCAAGGGGCGCCGACGGTCGCAGGTCCCGACCCCTTCAACCGGCCGCAGCCCGCGCAGACGCCGATCCAGGGGACCCAAGGCACGCGCACCACCCCGGCACCGGTGAAGCCGACCTTGACTCCTGCCGGC